TGTGCAGGGTGAAATTCCCTGCATAGTTTGTAAAAAGAAATCAGCAATTATACATAATAAAAGATATTATTGTGGTAAATGCTTATGTAAACTGTTAGGAATAAAAACTTGAGCTCTGATCGGTGTTACCATGACAACAAAGTGCGTATAGGTAATGGGTAAAGCCAAACTTACGGTTCGCACCACCGATCTGGGGTCAAGTTGGTTTTAGATCACAAGTTAATAGCTTGTTTAGATCACAGCTGGACCAGGTCAAGTGCGTGGGTACACCACCATTCTAGATTAACTCTAGTACTAGGGTTCGTGTACTGTAAATCGTCTTGGCCACTAAAAAAGGAAAATTATGAAAACAATATTAATGATACTTCATCTTTCTAACGGAGAAGTAGCAAAATTACCAATTACTTTATTATCTACACAAACTTGTAATGACAAAATGATAGAAATGTT